AGCCGCAACGCATCCCATCACCAAATCATCAGGTTTAAGCGTCGGGTATAGTTTCCTACGAATTTTAAGACGAGTTTTTTCGTCTGCCGGTTGCCAGACATCAGAGCTTTTAAGAGGCGGCCGAAAGTATCGAATTGCGGGTACGGAATCTTTGAGCATGTCATACCCGTACTGAGAATACACGCAGGGGAAATCTAATAATTTATTGCTCCAGTCAACCCAGTCTTCACGAACCATCTGAAGGTCATACGGGAATATCGCGGCAATTTTAAACGGCTTATTGCGAGTCTCCGCCAACTTTTGAAGCACGTCTATGTACTCCCAAATATCCATGCCCACAAACACAACGGCGTCGTGACACCCGTGCATAATGACCTGGTATAATCTGGAATGACTCTGGGGTTGCGCTCCGTCGAAAGCGGGAATAATAGAATACGGCAAAGGATTATAAAGCAGTGCGGACCATTCAACCGTTGGGGGATCTGACGCAAAGCATGACGCGGAATAACGGGTCTTGTCCAGTTGATCTAAAATTGCGGACATCATAGCGGAGTTACCCGCCGTCGCAAAGGGATTCAGCCCTACGAATAAAACTTTCTTCATTTATTTTCACCTATGTGATTATGTTAAGAACGCTCTATCCTTAACAAAAAGTTTCTCAAGTTACCGGGTATCTTCACCCAGGACAATTAAATCCACACCATCGAACCTTCTGGTTCTTACTACTTCCACCTGATAATACTCCGAGTCTGAAATCCAAAATCGATCCTGGCGCTCTACCCCGACCGAGCTTGAAACATAACAGTCTTCGGATGATATTCCTAAAAGCGCCAACTCCTCATCCGTGTCCAGCTCATTTCCGTACAAGGACTCAGTAATTAACGCGTTCACGGTTTCTTGAATCGTCGGAAACGTGGTTGTAATCGTATAGTTAACTCTCGTTTCCGTGGGCCGCTGCAGCGTTGCAACGGTATTGCACTTATAAAGAACCGAGTCGTATCGATAGATCGCATCTTCGAACATGCTCGGAGTCTTGTTCATGACGATACAAATTCTACCATCGGACAATTGAACCACATCCCCGCCGACTGCCTGCGAGTCGCTGGCAAGCCAGGCCTCCATGAAGAATTCACGAATAAAAGGCTTTGTGACTTGTTTATTAATTTTGCCATAAATATACTCACCGGTAATATTGCCGGCATCCCTCAGAATCGTGATGGATATACCAACATCAGCAAGAACTTCTTTTATGTCATCGCCAAGTGTCATTCGTGAAAATCCGAACAATCCGTATAGTCAGTGATATCATTGCCGGCGATATCATATTGTATGCCGGGCCTTACAACCGTTCCGAACATCTTGTAGGTATCCACCCCTGAGAATTCTTCCGGGCAATCCTCCATGATTTTCTCAAAACGGATATCCATCAACTCAATGACTTTACCGTAATGATTGAACCGATCTCCTAAATGAAGCTGCTCGACCTTGAACTTGCGGGCAGATTCCGTCCACAACCGGAAATAACAATGACGCTTGCAGCGCTGTTTTGACCAATGCTCTTGGAAGGTTCCGGCTACGGGAAACGACCATCCCGTATCACCCATGGCTTCGTCGCAGCACTCGGCAACTTCGCCGGAGCCCAGATAACTGCCGATGGCATCATCTCCGAAAACCAGGACTGTGAGTTCGTCTTTTGTCATTTAAACTTCCTGAGCAACAATTGACGCTTCTTTTTAGCACCCAGCTGATTGAAGAACCATGGGGTTGACTGATACTCGATCTGCTTAGGAGCACAGCCATAACAATTCAATACCGGGCGATCAAACTTGCGAAATAAAATTGCCCTATCAATATTTTCAAGAGCACCCGTTTCTAAAAGTGCATTTGCAATATCCCCATCAGCATGGTTTTCGAGTTCAGCCTCAAACTCATCGTCGTTCATTTTGCTAATTTCTTCCACGACGATTTTTAACGCATCAGACCGACCTTCCTGGACAGCTTTTAATTCTTCGGCAATATCCGGCGGAAAGGGCTCTTCAATTTCAGTCCCTTTCCGCCAGGTTCGTGTTTTGCCTTTTAGATTGCACGTTGTTATTACTTTCATGATTTAATCCCTTCATGATTGATTACTCCCTGATAAACGTGATCCAGGGCGGACTGGAAATGAGATCATCCGTCACCAGCTCACCGCTTACCGGATTGAAAATCACTGTTAATGCCGCTTCACCGGAAATCAAATCATCCGCATCGATCGTGAATGTATGATCAACGTAAAGACCGCTTGAGGTTGATTCACCACTGGAATATCCGCCGCAGTTAGAATCGGCCGCGGGCAGACTACCCACACCAACAATATACGCCTCAACCTGCATTGTCGGAGTGTCGTTCTCACCGCTTGTCGCGGCCAGAAAATGCACGGTTAAATCTTCGGTAGTATCCAGATCGTCCGGCAACATAAACACAGCCGCCATTTTGGTATGGCTTGTTCCGGCATTATTCCAGCGCAACATGAGTTCTTTACTGCTCTGCTGTTGAAAGCCGTCTGTATGCTCACCGGAATATGCTGAGATCGCAGCACCGGTTTCCAACCGAAGGGCAACCGGCAAACCAACTGTTGCTTGCAGATTTTCAGCAAGCTTTTTCATTTTAATGCTCGGCCAAGGACCTTTCATTTCATTTAAAGACATTGAACACCTCCCTTATAGGACCGTGTAAACGAAGATGCTGTCTTCAAAATACAGAACGGGCAGACCCTTGTTTTCCACCCTTACGAAAACACCATCGGGATCTTTCTTCTCCCAGCGATCCAGCTTCATGCCATAGTGCCTGTCCAAACCGAACGGCGACTTTGCAAACTCCGCAATTTTCTGCCCTTCAACCACTGAAGAAAACATGCAGAATTTGGTTGTGGGAATAAACTTGCGGGTCATGGTCACGCAGTCTTCGCCGGCCTTGTAAGCGCTCGCCAGTGTGCCGGTTGCCGTAACAGTGCCGGCGACGGGATCAGTGGCGGTAACCGTCAGATCCTCCTTGGTATTGGCCGTAATATCCCGGGCATAAACGGTCGAACCCACCACAAAGTCCGTGGCATCGTCCACGTAAATCGTATGCGGACCGGCGCCGGCGGCAAGAGCCGCTGTCAACCAGCCTCGAATCTGGTACATCTGGTTGTACAGAATCATGTTCGGAATATTCAAAAGATCGCCAAGCACCTGAAGCGGGCGCGCAAACAAATCACCCTGGCCATACTGAGATTTACCCAGCAAGGTTTGAATCGTGGGGTTTTTCACCATGACATTCAAAATCTCAGTGGTAAAAATGGCATAGTCAAGCTCGGAGCTGTTCGCGTTCTCCATGAACAGTTTGGCATCCATGATATCTGATACAATATCGGATGTGTCCTGATCCCATTTCTGGGCCGCAAGCAAAGACTCAAAATGATCCGAAGGAACACCGTAATCCACGGAGATGTATTTACCGTTGGGATCCTGGTAAGACATCGATCCCCCGGTAAGCATCTGGGCAAACATCCATTCTTTCCGACGATCGCACCGGTTTCGAAGCATTTTCATCTGTTGCGCCAGAAACTTCTTGGCCGCATAATATGTCTGCTTGGTTCCGGGTTGTCGAATATTATTCAAAAAAGACGACCCAAAATACATCTTTTCTTTCCAGAACGCTGCCATAGCTCTGTGGCTGGAAATGCCAAGCGGCGCCAGTCTGGGTGACTCTGCGTCCTCGTTTGAAAACGGAGTCAGGCCCCTGTCTCCAACCTGGGCCTCCCACTCAATTTCATCACTCGGCCAATTATCTTCTCCAAAAAGTTTCATGAGGAGCAATTTCGGGCTCGCCATAAACTTTTGAATCAGCTTGGTCAAACTGGTTAATTTAAGGGCTGGAATATCTCGCATTTTTCTACCTCCATAAAGTTGCTATTAAAAACCATCCTTGTCTTGGCGGACACAATCTACTTCAAGATAATAAACTGACCGGACGTGCTGCTTCCAAGGTCGGTCTGTGCTTCAGAATCGTAATTTTTGACCATGCCGCTATAAATCATAGCATTGGACAGAACCATCACGCCCTGACCACCCTCGGCGTAATTTTCTCCGATACCGGTATCCACACCGCCAAACAGGAAACCCACTGCCTTAGTCCACGGAGTGGCCGTTGTGGTTTGGATAGCCACCGCACCATGCTTAGCAATCGTAATGCTTGAAGAAATATTGTTGGTGACGGTAATAAGAGCCATCTGAGTGTATGTGGTTCGATCAATTGCAGTAATTGCACCCAGATCCTCGGGGGTGGTATCACTATCCACCGCAAGCAGATGATCACCCACGGCGAACTTATAACTGTCATCCTGGGTGACATACACATTGGTATCATCAGCTCCATCGGCCAGTATTTTTGCGCCGTAAAAAGTATAATCATCGTCCGAAGGATCTTCGAGCGCGTACGGCACAACC